CGCGCTCGACGCAGGTATTGCCGCGGCGTCCGGTCGCTGACTCATAACTCGGTAGCTCAATGGCAGAGCGGCGGTCTCCAAAACCGTAGGATGGGGGTTCAAGTCCCTCCCGAGTTGCCACCTTTGCCCCGCTTCGGCGGGGCTTTTCTTTGGCGTCGTTGACACGCTTTTTCGCAGTGGCAACGTGCGTCGTGAGGCCACACGCCTCGCCACGCTGCAGTAAGCCGGGGTCGCGCCCGGTAGCGCCGTATTGAGGCTTCGCGCTCCTCGACGTGGATGGACAACACCCCATCTCCTTCGAGGATTCCCGCCATGCCCTTTACCACCGAGCAGCTCGCTTCCGGTGCCGACTACACCCTGAAGTCCTACGAGCGCACCAAGCCCGTCGACCAGATCAACATCCAGCATCGCTTGCTGGACTGGCTCATCAAGAACAAGAAGGACTCGAACTACGGTAACGGGTCGTTCAAGCAGCCGCTCTACACCACCAACAACGGCAACTACCAGAACTACTTCGGCGCCGACCAGGTGACGTACAACGAGCGCGATCCGGTCGATTGGACGGATTTCACCTGGTACAACAACCACGACGGGTTCTGGTTCGACGAGGACCGCCTGGCCGCGAACGGCATCATCATGACCGACGACCGCAATGCGGTTGCCTCCGGCATGGAGAAGGAACAGCTCGTCAACCTGCTGGACACCAGCTACGACACGCTGAAGAAGTCCATCCAGGAAGCGATGGCCTACGAGATGTATCGCACCGGCGCGACGGCGAAGTCCTGCCCCGGCCTGCAGCACATCGTCCAGAAGCTCGCGGTCGATTGGGCCACCAACGGCAATACCGTGGGCGGCATCGCATCGGCGACCGTGAGCTACTTCCGCAACGTGGTCAACACCGGCATCACCGCTGGCGACGTGATCGAGGAGATGGAGCAGAGCTGGCGCGATGTCATGCGCTATGGCGGCGTGACCCCGAACATGATCGTCTGCGGCTCGGCGTTCCTCGACAACTACCGCGTCCAGGCCAGCGCCGACATCAGCCGCCAGATCAGCGGCGCGGGCAACAGCCGCGGCGGCGTCTCGCTCGATGCCGGCACAACGGGCCTGTACTTCAAGGGCGTGGAGCTGGTGTGGGATCCGACCCTCGATGCGCTGGGCACCGCGGACTCGGACGCGACCCTGACCAAGACCTGCTACTTCCTGCACAGCGACAAGATCGTGCTGCGCCCGCTGAAGGGTCACTGGATGGTCAACCGCAAGCCCGAGCGCCTGCCGGACCGCTACGTCCACTACTTCGCCAAGACCTCGAAGTACGGCCTGACCACCGATCAGCGCAACGCGCTGGCCGTCCTGTCCATCTCGTAAGGAGCCTGCAGTCATGGCAAAGATTCTCTCGCTGGGCGCTGCCGTCGATGGCACGGCCGTTGCCGCTCAGACCGGTGTTTCCACCATCACCACCCCGCACGCGCGGGGTCACACCGCCATCGCGGAGATCCTGTTCACGGGCATGACCGGCTCGCCGGTCGTGAAGATCCAGACCAGCCCGGACAACTCCACCTGGACGGACGTGCTGATCACGAGCGGCATCACCCGCGCCAAGTTCACGGAAAACGTGACGCTGGACAAGTACGCCCGGCTGAACGTCACCACCGGCGGCTCCGCCGGCAAGGTGGACGCGAACCTCATCGCCTGACCTGCAAAACCGGAGGGTACATGCAGACCAAAGAGTTCCCCGCGATCTGCGTCGCGGTCAAACGCGGCAAAGAGAGCATCAACCTGACCGTCGCGGAGCATGAAGTCGAAGTGCTTCGCGCGATCTACCCGGCGGAGGGCCACGTGTCTGTGGTTGCCAAGCCGGAAGGGTTGACCGTCGACCTGGATGAATCGGCCGCGTCCGAATACGCGCGGCTGGCGAGTCTCTACAACCGCACGGGCCAACCGGATTACGTGCGTGCTGCGTTTCCGATGGGCGTCGAGCGGCTGGAGAAGTACGGCTTCAGCATGGGCATTGCGCGTACCAAGGCCAGCACGGCGTCCGCCGAGCCGAAGGTGCGCAAGGCCGAGAAGCCGGCCAAGGCCGAAGCGAAGAAGTAAGGCAACTCCTGCGGGAGCGGTAAAGGCAGGCCGGGGCGACTCGGCCTGCTGTCTATAGGGAGCAAGCGTGGCGATCACCGACACCATCAACTGCGATTGCGACGATGTAACTGGCTACCGCACGTTTGCGCAGCTCCGCCTGGCGCTGTACGCCGCGCTGGGGTTCGTGGACCCGCTGACCGCGAGCGATGTCCGCACGCTGACTGTGCTGCGCGCCGAGCTGTTCCGCATGCTTGGCTTCGCTGCGATGGGGTCGAGCTACCCGCCTGGCATGTCTGCCCTGCTGGACGACTGGCTCAACGAGGCGCAGCAGCACCTATGGCGACGCCTTGGCCTGACGGCTTCGCTGCCGGCCCGCATGACCGTCGATGCCGACGTGAACGTGCTGGACGCCACCGCTGTTCTGGCGATGGCCTGCTACCTCGCCAAGTCGCACTACGGCAAGAGTGACGCGAAGGACTGGAAAGAGATCGCGCTGGGCGGAATCCGCTTCCCCGCGGGCGGCAAGGCGGCCGTCGACCAGCACCTGAAGGCGGCGCACGCGCTCATCTACCGGCGCTACGACGCGCTGCGCACCGAACGCTGGTTCTCGTGGGACCTGACCGCTGACGTGGCGCTCTACGACTTCCCCGACAACGAGGAGGTCTGCGCCAAGACACTCGACCCCTACAAGGTGCGCTGGGTCGGCGTGAAGGAAGCCGACGGCGCCTGGCGCCCGCTGACGCAGGGCATCCCGCCGCACGCGCTTGGCTACTCCACCGGCGGACCGCCCACGCATTTCGACTTCCGCCAGTGCATCCAGGTCTGGCCGGCGCCGACGATCACCGAAGGCCAGCTCATCATCCGCGGGCATTTCAACCCGGAAGCGTTCGCCGCGGATGGCGACAAGCCGAGCGTGGACGACGAGCTGGTCTACCTGCTGGCGCTGGCGCAGGTCAAAACGCAGTACCAGCAGCCGGACGCGCAGCTCTACATGGCGCAGTTCGAGGTGCACCTGGGCAAGCTGATCGCGGGCTCGCACGGCATGAATCGCTACATCCCCGGCGGCTACACCGAGGCCGACTACATCTACACGGCGCCTGCGCCGTCGGTGCCGTTCGCGTAATGGCCCGCACGATCCACCTCACCGGACTGAAGCAGGGCATCCAGCGCGTCCGCGAGAAGGGCGGCGCAGACCCGGACACCCTGTACGACCTGGACGATGGCTATGTCGGCATTGACGGCGCGATCGAGCAGCGCCCCGGCACGGTACTGGCCTACGACTTGCCTGCCGGCACGCTGGGCATGTGCGCGCACGACGGCGATCTCGTGGTGTTCTCCACGTCGCCGAAGGCCTGTCCTGCAGGGACGCGCTGCGAAGTTCTGACGCACCCGTTTTTCCCGTCGCAGGGCTTGACCTACATCTGGTACGCCGCGCCGTTCCTCGGTTATCTCTACGTGGTCGCCGAGTTCCAGAACGGCGACGTGTACCACTACTGGCTCCAAGCGGCCAGCGAGTGGGAAGCCAGCACGACGTATCAGGAGGGGCAGATCATCGTGCCTTCCACGCCGAACGGGCTGGGCTACAAGGCACACCGCGTCCTGCCGAAGTACCCGACGTGGATCCCCGGCATGGAGGTGGTGCTGGGAACGAAGGTCGAGCCGACCGTCGCCAATGGCTACTACTACGAGGCCACCGAGACGAGCGAGGCGGCCGGTGTTGGAACGCCGGGCGGTTCGCCGAATCCAGACCCCGTTCCGACCGATCCTGGTGACGGCGGCGTTAACGCTCCGACTGGCTGGGTGGCACTGTCCGGCACGTGGACGGAAGATCCGGCGGGGCAATACAACATGCTGCCTAACGGAGCGCAGTTTGGCACCTTGTACCGCGAAGCACTCTATCCGTTTACCTCCGGCACATTCGACGTAAGCGTGGACAACTATGTCGTAGGAGGCGCCGGTTTTGTCACGGTCGATTTCATTAACGCCTCCGGCATCACGTTCCTCACCGAGAATGGCAACAGCGACGGCACCACAAGCAGCCTGACCATGACGGCGGCTGCGCTCGCGCCGTTCGGAGCGGTGGCGAATGCCCGCGTATACCTGCGGGTTGTGTATTCGCTGCCGGGGGCTCCCAACCCCGCCAACTTTACAAACCTTTCCGTCGTGGTGACGCCATGACTGTCCGCGCCGGGAATACCGAGCCGACCTGGCCGACCAAGAAAGGCGCAAAGCTCATCGAGTATTCCGAACTCGGCGACACGGCGCTTGTCGCGCCAGAGGAAACGCCTACCAAGCCGCGCCTACCGCCCGACCTGGAGGATCGCTACGGGAATGCGTACTGGGATCCCAACGATTTGAGGCACTACTAAGATGGCCGTCCTTGCCGCATGGCGTCCCGCGACGGCCTACGTGAAAGGGGCGACTGTTCGCCCGAACGCTGCACAAGGCTCGGCGCCGGTTCCGATCACCAACGGGAACTTCGAGTCTGGCGATACCGCGTGGACGAAAGACACTGGCTGGGCCATCTCAACGGGCGGTGCCTACGAGGGGACGTACAAAGCTACTTTCACCGGCGCCGGCTCGGGGACGATCAAGACCTCGGGCACATACCCGGCGACCCCTGGGCAGGTCATCAACGCCACGGTGAAGGCGAAGGTGCTGGACGCCGCCGATGGCGCGACCGCGCTGCTGCTTTGGTATGACGCCTCAAACGTCCTGATTTCGACCAGCACGGGCCTTGAGTCTTCCGTCGAGTCGGGCGTCTGGATGCAGCTTGACGTGGCCGGGACCGCGCCCGATGGGGCGGCATTCGTGACCTTCGCCATTGAGGCGACACGGACGACCGGCGCCAGCGTGGACATCGACGATGCGCGCTGGGACTACTCCGCGCCGATCGAGGCGCGCAGGCTCGTTTATCGCGCCGTGCAGGAAGCGGCAGGTGTCTCGGGCGCAACGGAACCGACCTGGCCTACCACACTCGGCGCGCGCGTCAACGACGGCACGGTGATTTGGGAGACGGTCGAGGTTTCATGGATCGAGTGGACGGCGCAGCCGATCATCGAGTCTGGCCTGACAGAGCCGACCTGGCCCACGACGGTCGGGGCGTTCGTGCGGGACAACACGGCGAATTGGGAGTGCGTGAGCCGCCGCGTCGAGGACGAGAAGTGCCCGAACACGAAAGTCGTGTGCATCATCAACTCCAAGGTGTTCGCCGTCGACAGCGACATCGTGCGCTATAGCGCAACGGCGATGCCGCTGGACTGGTCAAGCGCAAACGACGCGGGCTATCTGCCGACCGGGCTGCAGCAGGCGAACGCGAACGACATGGCGGTGCTATATCCGTACCGCGGGAATCTCTGCTGCTGGAATGCCAACTGCTTCCAGATGTGGCAGACCGACCCCGATCCAACGCAGATGGCGCTGCTGGATCAGATGGACGGCATTGGTTCGATGCACCCGCTGGCAGCCCGCGCCGTGGGGAATGAGCTGTACTTCCTCGCGAATCAGGGCATCCGCAGCGTGGGCATCGCCAATGCCGCGCAAAACCTGCAGGCGGGCGACGTTGGCATGCCGATCGACCTGCTCGTGCAGGCGGCGATGGTGCAGTGGGCCATCGACGGCAAGAAAGCGTTGTCCACGTACTGGCCCGGCATGGGGCAATACTGGATTTGCGGCGCCGATGATGGCGTGACTGCCGGCGCCGGCGGGGCGCTGCGCCTGATTTGCGCGCCCACGGGCGGAACAGTCGGCGAGGCCTATTCCTACACCTACACCGCCACCGGCGGGACGGCGCCGTACACCTACAGCGTTGTGAGCGGCACGCTGCCGCCCGGCCTGATGATCGACGACAACGGCGTCATCTCGGGCACGCCGACGATGGCTGGCAGCTACCCGGACTGGATTTGTGGGCGGCTCCGGGATGCTGCCGTTGGGGCAATCGGATCAGGATGTTGAAT